CGCAGCACCACCGGCAGCCGACGCAGCGCCACCGGCAGCCGACGCAGCGCCACCTAGCCCTCCGGTTAGCGCACCAGTCAGCGCCAGCTTGATTGGGTTGGCAATTGCCGTGGCAATCATTTGGCGGATCATGTTTTTGAATGCGCCAAGCAAATCATCGAAATTGCGCAAGCCCGATGCTACGAAATCTCCAATCGCATCCGCAAATGTGCTGACCGCTGGAATGCTATCTGCAAACTCAATTCCAAGATTCCGAACGGCTTTTTGATAAGCGCCATCGCTTAGTCCATTCGCAGCCAATTCTTTCAACTTGGAAAGTTCAGCATTGTATTTCTTGACCGGATCAGCGTCAAATTCCAATTTCTCTATTTCAGCGTTAAGCGATTTCATTTCAGTAGCTGCGGAATTTGCTGCTCCGGCTGCCCCGCCGCCGCCACCGCCGCCGCCGCCGATAGCAGATGTCAGCCCTTTGGTGGAGATAGACAGATTCTCGACAAATTTTCGAGTTGTAGATGAAGCATCGCCGAATTTAAGTATAGCGCTTCCAACCTCATCTACCTTCACCGGGTCAATCCCGAATGACAGACCACTACTCGGCGCAGCAAGTGCCCCGGTTTTTGGCACCGAAATTCCAGCAGAAGCGTTCAATGCGGCGTTCATCGCGGCAGCGTTTCCAGCCGCCACGCCCAAGTTCCCGGCAAGAAGTGCAGCCTGCCCAGAAAGGCCAGAAATGTCTGTGGTGCTGATTATCGTGCGCAGGCTTTCAGCGTTTTCGGCTGAACCGCGCATAGCGCCAGCCAAAACGACCGTCTCACCTTTGGCGCTGGCAATACCAGCCTCAAGGGCGGCAATCGTTCTAGCATTTTCTTGAAACGCTTTCCCTGTCGAACCAGCGGCGGCCAACATGTCCCGTTGCGCCCGAAGGGTTTCCAGCAGAAGATCAAGATTCTTCTCGGCCCCTTCACGGAATGCATTGGGCGCAAAAATACCGCCGTCTCGCGCGGAGTTCTTGAACCGATCCTGTTCTGAAGTGAGGAACGTCAACTGCTTTTGCAATTCTTGGTATGCAGCACCAGAACGAATGATTTGCTCTTGCTCATCAATGGCGGCGCTGATCTTGGCCTGTATTGCTTTGGCCTCTTCCAGCTTCGCCTGTGCAGCGTCCAGCGACAGAACAGTACCTGGGGCGATAACGCCAGAAAGGTCTGAAACAGCCGAGATTTCGCGCCGGATGTTGCGCTCAACAGCATCGGTTGCACGAGCCACGCCGTCAGACCCTTCGCCAAGACCAAAAAGCGCGCGCCGTGCAGAATCGGCAACACCAATAATCGCACCAATCACCTCAACTGCCAGACTGACACCACGGACTAACGATGTTAGCCCCTGCACCACGAATCGAAGGACTTCCGTAAGCCCAGCTTCGCCCATTGCCAGCATCAACCCTTGTGTGGTCGAAACCAGCGTGTTCATATCGCCGCCAAGATTGTCACGGATCGTGTCGGCCATTCGAGCGGCTTCACCATCGACGGAACGCAATTCGCTCCCAAATTCGCCTAGCCGCTTGGCACCGTCCACAAGAACCAAGGCACCACTTGCAGCTTCCCGACCAAAGATTGTCATCGCTTGGGCAGTCGTTAGGCCTGCATCGCCGAGACGATCCATTATTGTGGACAGGCTGTTTGTTGCCGGGTCCAGTTCGGCGACGGTCAGGCCAAGGGCGGAAAATGCGGATTCAGCAGCCGCAGTCGGACCCGCCAGGGCAGCCATGACACCACGCAAAGCCGTACCTGCCCTCTCTCCCTGAATACCCGCGTCGGAAAGCGTGCCAATAGCCGCCGCAGTGTCGGCCATATCAACGCCCAACGCGGCTGCGATAGGAGCAACAGTAGACATGGCTGAACCCAATTGCTCCACCGTCGTATTAGATCGGGATGAAGCTGCNGCGAGAATATCTGCGGCAGTGCCAGCCTTATCGGCGGCAATCCCAAATCCGCTCAGGACGTTCGATGCAATGTCTGCGGATCGCGCCAGCCCCATGCCCGACGCAGTGGCGAGGTCCAGCACGGCTGGAATGGCCGCGATTGATTCCGCCGCAGAAAACCCTGCCATCCCCAAGAACGTCAGCCCATCGGCAGCTTGCTTGGCTGAGAATTCTGTAGTAGCACCAAGCTGACCGGCGATTTTTCTCATTGAGAGGAGTTCACCCCCCGTCGCTCGGGTGACCGCGCCAAGCTTTGACATTGACGTTTCGTAGTCTCGGATCGTGGCGACCACGGCACCAAAAGACGCCATAGCGCCAAAGGCTGCCGCCGCCGCAAGGCCAGCGGCTTTGATGCTCTTTGACATCGCACCCGCAGACTTTTCTACGCGACCGGCCTGCCCTTCAAAACCGCGCATGTCGTTTTTCGCCGTGATGAAGCCCCGAGAATCTACACGAATGCCGAGTGTGGCAAGATCGGTCATGAGCGTTAATCCTCTAATTTACCACGAACGGCGCTTGGGTGTTCTTCCCGTCCGACCGGGTTATCTCCCCAGCGTATTCAGACGACATGGTTCGCAACCATTCGCCTTCTGCGCCGTTGAATGTCATCCCGATATTCATGGCCCAAGCGCGAATTTCTGAATGCGGAACCGGTATCGGACCCATAGCGCCATCAAACACCGGCCCGACCGACATAAGCCATTCAGTCAAATGCGAGCGAAATGGAAGATCAGGGAAATCCGGCTCAACGTTGGCGCGCCGGGCAAACTCCCAGCGCACCTGCTTGAACCCATCAGCCTTTGTCGAAAGCCATGCATGTTGACGCGCCCAAAGACATAGCGATTCAAGGCTTAGCCGAAAAAATTCGACACCTCTTTACGGTAATCGTCAACTTGGCGAAGAATATCAGGATAACCCGTGTAAAGCCATACCGCAAGATCGTGTGAAAATTCCGGCCCTTTACCGGCTGGCAATGGCAAGTTTTCCCATCCGACAGTCGCGTCGGCTGCATCCTCAATCTGAGTTTTTTCACCGTCAGTAATCAAACCCATGATTTGATTGTGAGCCATCTTCGTGAAATCCATTTTGGTGCCTCTGGACTTCAGTTGTCGAGCCGCTCTATCCGATGCTTTGCGCTTGTATGTGGCGCTGTCTGGGCCAAGCAATTTTATACGACAAGGCTTGGATTGATCCGGCTTTCCATCTTCGCCGTTCAAATATGCCTTTTGCCCAGTTGAGCTATTGCTCAGGTGCATCCATGAACCGCTTTCCGAGACGGCAATTGTGTCAAACATTTCCATGTAATTTTCCTTTGGTTTCCGGTTTCAAATCGGGGCGACGATAGCCGAAACCACCATCCATCGCCGCCCCTGGCCGCCGAAGCGGTTTCGTTGCGGCTGCGTTACGGCGCAGCGACGTCCACCACCGCGCGGGTGACTTCGACCATCGACGTGGCGGGCACGACCGAGCCGACAGCCTGCGAAGTTTTGAACGACATAACCTTGCCGCTGAAATAGCGGATGGAGCCGTCCGAGCGGGTTTCGCGGAAGCTGATCTCGTTCTTCGAGGTGATCGCCGCCTTGAGGATCGCCTGCCCGGCGTCACCATCGGAATACGCCATCGGCACAGACAGAGACCCATAGTTCAGTTCGCCGTGAAACTTGTTCTGGATGCCTGTTTTAAGTGGCGTGTGAGTGACGGTGGAGTGTTCCGCGCCAAACTCCGGTACATCAGTGACTTCGCTGATTTCGGTCCAACTCAATACGGAGTAGCCGGTAGGATCGTAAGTTGCGGGCGAAGCCGCCGAGGCGGATAGAAACCCGCCGATGCCTTCTGTGGTCGCCATTGGGCGTTCCTTTCAGTAATTGAGCGCCGGAATGGCGCTGGTGATAGGCGGGATGCCTATTTCTGGCAGCACGACATGCCCCGCGAACGGGTTAATGCCGGGCTGATGTGTGTCTTGAATTAGGCCTGCGGGTTGAGCAGGATGGCGCTGATACCGGTGCCGCCAGTCACCGCAATGGTGCCCTTAAGGTAAGCCGAAATCGTGTCGAGAGGGATTGCCTTGACGACCGACACCGCAATTGCTCCGACCGCATAGCCGCCTGAAACATCGATGTTGCCGATGCCAGGGACGCCAACTGTGGTGCCACCGTTTCCATCAATCACTGGGGATAGCGATCCGGCTGTGCCGTTGCGCAGGATCAGCACCTGCCCGGTGCCTGGCCGGTATACGAACGTGTCGCTTGCGGTCAGGGTGGTCTGGGTAACGGTGCGCTGACCGGAACCAGTGGTGAGGGTGGGAACGATGGTCGCCATAGGTGATGCCTTTCAGGTCAATCGGGGATGATGTTGATGGTAATTGGTGTTGTGTCGGGTTGCTGGGGTGCGGGTTTCGGTTCGCGCTGTGCCACCAGAACGGGTTGCGGTGCGGGTTTGTCTTCGATCTGTGGCGTCAGGCCATGGCGAAACTCTACCAGGACTTCGCCATCGGCGTCAGTCGCGTCGGCCACGATCCCGGCATAGGTCACGCCGTTGTCCAGCGTGGCAAGCAGCTTGGTGCCAATCTTCGGGATTGGGCCGCGATAGATCAGGGCTGGGGTGCTGGACCCGCCCGCGTTGAGCGTGACCAGCTTTGCGCCGATGATCGGATCGGAAATCTTCTTCGGTTCCGCCGGGGCGGTTTTCTTGTCAGCCATTGTGGCCTCCTGTTCAGGTTGTGATTGCCATGCGGTTTTTACAACGCCATAGACCCCGCCGAAGCGGGGCCGGTTGGATCGGGATGGTTGGGTGGTTTAGTCGGTGGCAGTAACAACCAACAAGGCTAGGTACCAGATCAAGACAATGATCGGCGCAAAACCGACAGCAAAACTAATCACCGAATTCTCGATCCGAGCAGCGATAAAAATAAAACCGGCCAGTAGGGCAGTTGCGATGCATACGACTGCGGCAATCAAGGTGGCTTCAACCATTTTCCAATCTCCAACTGTGCATGCGCCGTTTCATGGTTTTCAGTCCGGCTTGACGGTCACAAACTCCATCGGCTCCCAATGCAGTCCGTCAGCCTCGGGCAAGGCATCCGAAATCCTTATCCCCGTCTGATCAAAGATGCGCTGGCGACGTTCGCGGATTTCCTCGTCGCTCAGCCAATAGTCGGGGTCTCTCTCGTCTTGGTGCCACATCACACCATCCCCCGCCATCGCGCCACAGCCCACTGCCAGACGATCAACTTGACAAATCGCGGAACCCACTTCCCCCGCAGCAACACAAAATGTGCGGTGTCTTTCCCAAGAATTTTCCGCCACTGGTTGCGAGTTTCGTCAGTAATCGCGTTGCTGCGGATCGTATTTTCCTTCGCCAACGGCGACACGACTGAGATCGGCGTCCAGTTTAGAGATTCGAAGTGCTTTCGTTCATCTTCAGTCATATCCGTCTCCCGAAGATCCACTGTGATGGCACGGCAGGCCGGGTGGATATTCCGGCTTTTCGGGGGCGACCCTATCCGCTGTGTCAGTCTATTCCGCGCGGGCTTGCGCGTCCAGCAGCCTATGCGGCAAGTGCCGAATACCGGATTAGGACAGGCACGCGCCATTCGGCATCGGCGCGGTATCCACCCTTGATTTCCGGGGTCTTGATGATCGTCACCACGCCGCCGGTGATCGGCAGCCGAAGCGCGCCGGGAAACAGCGCCGCGATGGCGTCAGCGTAGGCGTCAGCCTGTACGGTGCCGGTGTCTACGTCCACGGCGACGATCACAGCCATGGTGCCCGTCTCGCGCTGCAAGGTGCCTCTCAACGGCCCTGTGCGGTCCTCTGCGGTGAATGTGACCTCGAAATAGGGCAGCGCGCCGTCATAGCCGATATTTGGCCATGCGCCGGGGATGCCCAACCCGCCGTCTGCCATCCGGGCTTTCAGGGCGGTGGTGATGTCGCTCTTGTTCATCGCACCTTTGCCTTTGCTCTTGCCACAGCGGCGTCAACGTAGCCCTGCCATTTTGACGCCGCTTCAGGCACCCAGAACGTTCCCGGCAC